GAGAGAAGAAAATGATCCCGAGAGCCAGGCGGAGAGCCAGCAAGCCCAGCGGCTGAAGGGAATTGAGAGACTTCATGCGCGAACCTCCGCAATCGATGACAAGAATTGCTTCTGGATGCTGCGGCATTCTAGCAGAAATGAAAAGGGCACACCGGCGCATCCGGCGCCGGCAGAGTTTCAGGTACATTTTTTTCCGCGCCGGCCCACTCCGCCCCACGCTCTAAAGCCTTCATTCTCATCGTAAATTTGCACCCCAGGGAAGCGCGGGGCGGCACGTGGCCGCGCGGGGCGCTCACAACTCGCACCACAACTGCACTCCCGCTACCTTCCGAGCCGGATTTTCAACAGGAAATAAAACGGGTGCCGGTGGAATCCACTGGCGTCCCACGTTCCAAAGTGCCACACTCACCACGCATTTGGGAATGCGGACGAGGAGGGGCGAATGGCCAGGATGGGGCGCATCAGTGTTCGTGTGGAGAACAAGCTTAAGAAAAGAATAAAACGGTTTGCGGAAAGAGAGGACGTGACCACGGCGGACTTCTGCCGCCGTCTCTTTCAATGGGCGGCGGAGGAATACGAACGCATCGGTGACCTGGTTGCCATGCGCAGGATCTCGCTCGAGAGAGAAAAACCGGCGAGGAAGGCAGGGGCAACCCGATGAGGGGCGTCTACGAGAAAGTGAAGGGTTCCGACGATTGGTACATTTCCTATTTCGACGAATACCACCGGCACCACCGCGAGCATGTCGGGCCTTTCGCGGAAGCCGTGGAAATCTACAACAAAACGAAGCGCGACATTCGCGTTGGCAAATGGATCACACCCACAGAGAGGAAAAGGAAGTCCCCGACGTTCAGAGAGCTATTCGAAATGCGCATGGCCGCTCTAAAACCCACACTCGCGGCCAAGACCTTCCAGCACCACGAATACGAATTCAACTGCGCGCGGCTCGACGTTTTGAAAGAACTGCCGGCATGCAAGATTCGTCCTAAGGATATCCAGGGGGTGCTCTCGGGACTTCACGAAGATGAACAGTCGGCGGGCACAATCCGGAATTACCGGGCTCTGATTTCCGCGGTGTTCGCCTATGGCATCAAGGAGGAATACCTGGTCTCCAACCCGGTGCTGAAAACCATGCAGCCAAAAGCAACGAAGCAGAAAGTGCGGTTTTTGAAAAAGGACGAGGAAGAAACCATACGCGGGAAAATCCGCGAGTTCTGGCCGGAACGCGAAGCCGAGTTCGACCTCCTTTTACACAGCGGAATGAGAAGCGGCGAGGCATATGGTTTGACGTGGGAGCGGATCGACCTGGAGCGCGGAGTCATCGAGGTTCCGGACAGCGGGAAAACGGGCTGGCGGGACATCCCTATAAATTCAGTGTGTCGCAAAGCCCTGGAGACGCTGCATCGTCAATCGCACGGGTCCGAGTTCGTCATCCCCCGCTGCGGGAAGCGCGGGAATTGGATATTGGGGAAATGGTTCGGCGACGTCGTCAAGAAATCGGGAGTGCTGCACGCCACGCCCCATACGTTGCGTCACACCTTTGCCTCGCGCCTGGTGATGGCCGGGGTTGACCTGCGCACCGTCCAGCAATTCCTGGGACACTCGTCGATTTTGATGACGATGCGCTACGCGCACTTATCGCCCGAGCACGGCAAGGCCGCGATCGAGAAACTCGTTTCGGCCGAAGCAACGACGGCGCCGGCAAAGCGGCCGTTCCGCATGCGGGCTGCGCCCGCGGCCAGAAGCGTGAAGGTTGCGTGAGGCGTCAATTCAAAATTTTAATGTTTTCCGACCCTCCGATAAGTAGAAGTGCTGTGGTGCAGCGCGGAGCAGCGTAATCGAGAAGCCTCCCGGAATCCAACCTGCACCAAATTGCAGCAGCCTCGACAACCTCCCCTATGATGACTCTGGCCAGATGTGGGCAGCTGTGGCTAAGGGGAGGAGCATGAAGAAGAAAAACAAAAGCAGCGGGCAAATTGCGGGTCTCCTTCGGGATGCTGGCAAGGCGAGCAAGGAAATCGTTTGCTGTACAGGCGCCCCGAGGCGGCAGAGCTTCTTTCAATTTCCATCTCTACCCTCGACATAGCGATTGCACGCGGGCTAATCGCCTCGCGCAAGATCGGGAAGTCACGGCTGATCCCGCGTGACGCCCTGCTGGCCTTCTCGCAGAAAGATCTTCCGCTACTCTGGCCGGAGAAGGTTGCCGGCAAGACTACCCGGCACGCGGAAAACAAAGAAGCTGCTCCTCTCCGCCGTTCAGCTTCCCGCTGAGACTTGCCACCAGCATTTCCTCCGCACGGGTTCATGGAGAGAAATTTTGGCGAGCGCAACGGCGAATCGTTTGACCCCCAAAAAACTGACGGCACTTCCATCTCCGACGTGGGAGCCCGGGCGTGAATGGCAAACCGTGAACGCGATCCACAGCAAGGCACTCAACATGTCGGAGAAATCTTTTTTGATCGTAGTCGCGAAAAACCAGTTTCGGCGGGGAGGCTCCCTCTACGGGAAAATCAGAACAGTCGCGGCCGAGATGGGCTGCGACCGGAAAACAGTGTTCAGCGTCATGCGACGGCTAAAGAGGATCCTCAAGGTGGAGAGAAGAAACAGGGCTCCGTCAAAAGTAGCAATAGATTGGAACGCGTTTGCTGCTCTGCCGTCGATTGGGCCCGAAGATTCGAAGCGCCCCCGAAATAGACTGGTACCGAAAACGGTACCAGCACATGTACCGAAAACGGGACAGGGAACTCATGCCAAAAACGGCACGCAAGGGGTGAAGAGCTTAGAGGGTGGGGAAAAGAGAGGGTCCGCTCCGGGTCGACCGAGCCAAGATACAAAGAGCGCGGCGGTGGAAAGTGAAAAAAATCCGGAGCGGGAATACACAGGTGAATTCAAAAAACTGCTAAAGCGTAGCAGGCCGCCAGCGGTTGGGCGACCTGCAGATGAGTTGGTAGCTGAGTTTTGGGGCGGCATCCTGGGCAAGAGGATTGAGAACGTGTTCTACGATTCCCAGGGCCTGCGGTTCGATCAGCAGCTCCGTGCATGCGTGGAATCTGCGGTGACGGACGTGGTCAACAATCGCAGCGGGAAGGCGATGTACTTGCGCGCAGAGCAAATCTCGAAGTTGGCCCTCGAGCAGCTCAATGGCGCGGAGACGTTGAGAGAAATCGCCGACTTTGGGAATCGCGCGAAACATTGCGCGATCGCAGTGAGGAACGCCGTAGCTCGCGCATCCGCGACCCTGCATGAAAAACAATTATCGCCGGCTCAAACGCGCAGCCAGGGCCGCTAGGTGATGAATGAAACGAGTGCCACGAAAAGGATTTCCGCGGGGACACAAGGCCTTGGTGAACGAGGGTTTCGTTTTCATCGGCGCCGGCACCTGCACGGATTGCGGAGGTAACGTGCTGTGGTATCGAACTCCAGAGCGGCAAAAGAGGATGCCGATCGATGCGGTGAAAAAAATACCGCATTGGTGGTGCTGCCCTGCTCTTGCGAAGGGAAACGCCGGCAGAAGGATACAGCTGGAGCTTTTTTCGGAGGCATAGATGCCATGGAAACCGAAGAAGCCTTGCGCCAATTCGCGATGTCCGAACCTGACCGACGGACGGTTCTGCGCTCAGCACAAACCGACCGAACACGAGCCGATCGAGAAACGGCTCGCGCCATCGCTGCGAGGATATGGACGCGCGCATCAGCGCTGGAGAAAACACATCCTTGGCTTGCATCCGCTCTGCCAGGATTGTCTCGAAGAAAATCCGCCGCGTACCTCGCTCGCGACGGAAGCGCACCACGTCGCGAGTGATGCGGCTTGCATAAGCCACGCCCGTTCTCCTCGCCCATGTTGCTGTTGTCTCCGTCGACGGACGGCGGCCTCCCGACGCGCGTTCGCGGGGAAGCTAGCGCGGCAAGTAACGCCGGGAGGGGATATGGGTGTGAAAAGCTAACGGGTTTGGACCGGATACCGGCACGGCAGGCTCGCGCGCGCAGCCGAGACTTTAGGGAGGGCCCCCCTGTATCGAATTCGGCACGGTACTCGAGCGTTTTTGAAAAAAGAACGGAGGAAAGGCATGGATGCTGTGGGTGGTGTTTTCGGAAATCCCTGGGAAGGAAAAAAGGAGGAGGAAAAAAACATGGAGGAAGCTGCACGGAAACTGATGGAGGGCGCAGACGAAGAGATCACCCGCATCTGTGGCGGAGAAACGGAATACCTCACCTGGCTGGGTAAGAGCGCGGCAGTTATCACTTCGAGCATGGCTGCGTACAGGAAATTGGTGGACGACGCGGAAGCGCAAAAGCGGCCATTCAGCGAGAAGGAAAAACTGGAGCTGAAAAGCCTCGAATGGATCGGAGCGCTTGCGACACTGGTCGGCGCGCAGATAGAAACGCTGAGCCATGCCGTCAATCCGATAATCGCCAAATTCCTTCCACTTCCTGTCCTGGAGCCCGTTGTCGGCGCATATGTCGCCGCGCACCGGCTGGGGCATGCTCTGTGGCGAAATAGCGACGAGCTGCGGCTGCTTTCGCGGCCGGCGGACCCAAAGGCCAATTGAGCCTGTCCGAAAGGGCAGGGTAGAGAACAAGCTGCCGCGGGTTCTATGGACAAAGCGCGGCCAACCTTCCAAGCTCGAAAGGTATCGAAGTTTCTAAGCTTTCCTTTCGGTCGCGAACGCGCGCGGAGCCGATGCTGACCAGCCGATAGGAAAGAAAAAATCAAAGTGAGTCCCGATGCGACCGCTGGAGATTTTGGCCAGCGGCGTTTTTTTTTGGCCCCAACGATTTTCAGGAGAAGGAAATGGCAACCAAGCTCGAGCTACAAACCAAGCGCAAGGACCTGGTGGCCCAGGCCCGCAAGATTTTCGAACTCGCCCGCAGTGAAAAGCGCGAGATGAAGGCGGAAGAGATTACGGACTTCGACAAGTTTATGGACGAGGCCGACAGGCTGAGAGATGAGATCGAGGGCGTCGGGGGTGGGGGCGCTCGCAGCCAGCGGCTCGAGGATGTCACCAAAGAACTCAATATCCGCGCTGGCCGGCAAATGCCAGGCGAACAGATTGCGGGGATTCCCGGAGCCGAGAAACGGCGCGATGCACCCATGCGATTCACGAACGACAAGGGTGAGGAAGTGCGCGGACTGCTGTTGAAGGATTCGATTCGGTCGGCATCGACCGAGGAACTTCCGGATGGAATTCAACCTTCGGAATTGTCCTTTGGGCGGTTCATTTGCGCCGCGGCGACCGGCAATTGGAAAAAAGCGCAGGCAGAAAAGCGCGCTCTTGGAGGCAGCAGCGACGCCGGCGGCGGTTATTTGGTGCCCTCGGTCCTTTCGGGCGATGTGATCGACCTAGCCCGGAATAATTCCGTTTGCTTCAAAGCTGGCGCGGTAACCATTCCCATGACCTCCGCCACCCTGTCTCTCGCAAAGCTAACCCAGGATATTTCGCCGGCGTGGAAGCTCGAAAATTCTCCGGCCGCATTTAGCGATGCGACATTCGGAAAAGTGACGCTCGTGAGTCGAACGCTTTTGGCTCTTTCCGCCATCAGTTTGGAGCTCATGCAGGATGCTGGCAACGTCGACCAATTAATCGAGTCGGCGCTGGCAAAAGTTTTAGCGTTGGAAATAGACAGGGCGGCACTTCGCGGGGACGGCACCGCCGGGTCCCCCACCGGCGTAAAAAGTGCTCAGGGTGTGACGGTCACGAACCTGGCGACCAACGGGCTGGCGCTGACTCCGGCGAACGCCTATCCGACGTTCTCGAATGGGATCTTGACGATCCTGAACAAAAACGGGAATCCAAACGCGGTCGTGTATGCGCCCCGGACCTCTATCGAGCTTGACCAGCTCGTTGACACGATCGGCGACACGCTCGGAATTCCGCCATCCTTCCAGGCTCTCGAGAAGTACATCACAAATTCGACGCCGATCAATCTGACGCACGGCAGTTCGAACCTTGCCAGCGATGCAATTCTCGGGGATTTTTCCCAGATGATGATCGGGATGAGACAAGAGTTGACGATCGAGATTTCGCGCGAAGCCGGCAGCGCTACCGGTTCCGCTTTCGCCAATGCGCAAGTTTGGATACGGGCGATGTTGCGGGCGGATGTTGCCCTGGCCCATCCAGAGTTTTTCTGTGTCCTGGACGGAATTCTGTAGTCGAAAGAATCGGCTAGCAAGCTGGCGCGGGAGCTTTTACATCGAAGGGGCGATTTTGGGCACTTGGCCCTGGTGGGGTAGCCCTGAGATTTTTTCGGAAGAGGAGAAAAGATGGCCAAAGACCTTCACAACAATATTTCCGTGCGCAGGTGCATCGATCCGCAGTCGGTCAGCACCAACACGGCAATCGTGAGCGCGATCATCGACCGGCTCGGTTATGAGACTCTCGAATTTCTGATTTGCAGTGGCACCATCGCCTCAGCGACCGCGATTTTTTCCGTCACCGCCGAGCATGGCGACTCCCCGACTCTTGCCGATACAGTCGCCATCACCGATCCCAGCCCCACGCTGCTGCTCGGCACTCTCGCCGGCGCATCGTTCACATTCGCTTCGCCCAGCTCGCAGTTCCGTGTCGGCTACATCGGCAATCGCCGGTACGTTCGCATAACTATTACTACAACGTTAAACGCAGCTGCTGCACTCATCGCGGCGCTCGCGATTCTCACCATGCCGACGAAGGCGCCAACGCCATAGAGGTTTTGTGCGTGCCGGCACGGCACGCGCAATGCTGGACCCGCGGCGGCGCGCCGATCGGCATCGCGCTGCGCCGTCGCCGCTCCGGAGCCCTGACGAATGAACCCCCAACAAAATTCGAGCGTCGCTGGTCCGGCGATCCTGCGCACCGGGGGAATTGTGCCGATATCGGGGACCTGGCGCGTCCGGTGCTCGCGCGCAGGATGCTACGCCGTCGAAAAGATGAACCTACAGCAAGGCAGGCCTGCCCCCTGCTGCGTTCGATGTCTCAACCCGGCGAGATTAACTTTTCTCCACGCGGCCGCGCCGACAGGACTTCCTGCGGCGCCGCCCGCGGAAGCACCGAACCAGACAGCAGCTCCGACGTCCAGTCGGACCGGAGAGATTGTGAGCAGGTCGGGAACCTGGTCAATTCGGTGCCTGCGTGACGGTTGCTGCCACGTCGAGGAGAAGATGCAACACAAGGGCGCGTGGGCTGATCCGTGTTCGCGCTGCCATAGTCCAGCCGTCTTGATTTTTCTTTGTGCGGCCTGGCCGCCGAGGCCGTCCCTGCCCAGCGGCACGCGGATCGAATCCGGGATTGAAATCTCTCGGAGCGGTCCGGAAGCTCCTGTCGGCGAACTTCAATTTATTTCGAAAGAAGATGATCCGCCCTCGAGCGGCGAAGCTAAACAATCCATCTTCGATCGACTCAAAATGACAGGAAAGCCGGCGAAGGCATCGAAGGCTGGGAAATAGCATGGAGATATGCGCGCGCGCCGCTCACCTGCTCCTCTACTTCTGCGAGGCATGCGCAGAGCGCGCGTTCGGCGGCGAGGGATTTTTTGCGCCACTTCGCTCCTTCATGTGGTCCGTTGCTTCAATTCTCTGTTTACGATTAGCCGGGGTCTGCCGCTGGCTGGGGGGAGATTGAAATGGCCACGATCGGCGAGCTCATCATCAACCTCAACGCGAACACCGCTTCGTTCGTGACCGACCTGAACCGAGTAAAAAATCTTTCCTTCGACACCGCCAAGCAAGTCCAGCGCTCGTTTTCTCTCATCGGAACGGCCGCGCTCGGAATGGTCGGCACGTTCTCCGCCGCAATGGTCGGTATGGTCGATCACACCGTGGAGCTCGAGACCCACATTCTTCACCTGGCCGCGGCCTCTGGGATGAGCGTCGAATCGATGAGTGGACTCGCGTTCGCCGCGAAAATGTTCGGCCTGGAAGTCGATCAGGTCGCTTCGGCGATGGAGAAATTCGACAAGCAGCTGATCGCCGCGCAGCTCGGCAACGCCAAAGCCACCCAAAACATGAGCCTGCTCGGGATCGATCCCGCGTCAATCCAGACGAGCGACCAGGCTCTACTGCAGCTCTCGGCGCATTTCGCGGCGATGCCCGACGGGATTCTGAAAACCGGCGAGGCCATGCTGGCGTTCAGCAAAAACGGCGCCACGATGCTGGAGTTTCTGAACCAGGGTCCGGTGGCCATCCAGAAATATCTCGACATGGCGCGCGCCCTGGGCGTGGTGTTCGACAAGGACGACGCGGAGGCGGCGCTGCATTTCAAACAGAACCTCGAGATCCTGCAGGGTGCATTCCAGGGATTCCAGATTCAGCTCGAGACGGCCATCCTGCCGAACCTCACCGAGCTCACAAACCTTCTCGTCACCGCACAAACGGAAACCGTGCATACCGCCGGAACGATCGACAATTTGAAGGGCGGACTCCAGGTTCTTGCGAGCATCCTCATTTTTTCGATTCAACAGGTGGAAGTGTTCGGGAGCGATTGCCGGGAGATCGGCGAAGTCATAGGAGCTCTTGCCGTGGCGGCCGTCGCGGGATTCAGCGCGATTGGGGCGGCGGCTTCGGGAAACTTCAAAGAGGCCTCAAAGGCGTTGCAGGGCATGAAAGATAGCTGGGCGCTCGCCGCCGCGGCCGTATCCGACGGCGCAGCGCGAATGAACGCGATCGAGATTCAAACCGGCCAGGAACTGAATGCCATTTGGGGCGAGGGCGTCAAGGGCATCGGATTGACGAAGGCAGCGATCGCCTCCCTCACGGCCAAGGTGGGCGACCATCAGAAAGCCGTCGAGGCGCTTAAGAAAAGCATCGACGCCATCGTCACTTCCTTGCAAACGCAGATCGCGACCCTCGGCATGAGCGCCGCGCAGATTCAGGTCTACAAAATACAGACGGACGCCGCGAAGCTTGGAATCGAGGGATGGGCGCAATCGGAAATCGCGCTCTACCTGCAGCTGCAGAAGCGGCTAGACCTGCTCCAGCAGTTCAAGGCGCTCGACACTTCGAAGCGCGACGAGGAAAAGAAAAACTTCCTCGCCGACAAACTGAAATCCGACCAGGACGACCTCGCGGCGATGCAGGCCCAGCTCGACGTCATGATGCGCATGGCCATCGTGCCGGTCGCGTCGCTGGTCATTTCGACGGGCCCGAGCGACCGTTTCACCGCCTCGATCGACGCGCAGACGGCCGCCCTCGAGCACCAGGTGGCCACATTCGGAATGAGCACGGAAGCGATTGCGCGTTACGACCTGGCGCAGCTCGATTCGAGCGATGCGGCGCAAAAACAAATCGCCAAATTCAAGGCGCTCGAGGACCAGCTGGCCGGGATGCAGGCGCGCGCCAAAACGATGACCGAGGCCTGGAAGCAATTCGGCGACGTGGCCCTTCGCTCGCTCGATGACCTTATTTTTTCGGGCAAAAAATTCACGCAGGTGCTCGCCGACATCACCAAGCAGCTCGGCGAAATGTTTTTGAAGTGGGCGCTGTTCGGTTTTGGACAGAAAAACGCCGGCGGCTTCGGCGGAATCTTCGGCGATCTATTCGGGCTGATTTCTCCCCTGATGAGCGGCGCGGGAGGAATTGGCATCGACCCCTTTGACTTTACGGGATTCGCGTCCGGTGGCCCGGTTTCGGCCAATGTGCCGGTGATGGTTGGAGAGAAAGGCCCGGAAATTTTCACGCCGAAAACCTCCGGAACAATCATCCCGAACGGAGGCGGCGCCGGCGGCCAGCAAATCAACATCAGCTATCAGATCGATGCGCGCGGGTCGTCGATCACCGAAGAACAATTCCGGCGTTCGCTTTCCGACAGCGAGAACCGCGCGGTGCAGCGCGCCATGAATGCGGGGCGCGAGATGCAGCTCCGGACCGCCTAGGGCCCCTTGATGAACCAAGACACAAATCCAGTTTCAGGACCGCCGGCGCGGACCCGCCTGACCTCCCAAACTGCCCATCCCTGAGCCACAAACCGCCCAGGCGCGGGCCTTTCCGGATATCCGGCACACCCTACGTGGGCTTCCAAGCAGGAAATCACTCGCACCCCTACTAGCACGGCCCTGGCGGCGGCCAGCGCTTCTCTCACAAAACACACGGCCTTAGAGGAACCCGGGAGGATTCAGGTACAATCGTTAGCGAAACTCGAAAGACCCTCGACGAATGATAACGACGACTGGGAAGAATGGTGCGGGTATCCGCGCATGAAGAGAAAACTC